CGAACGTTATCAGACTCATCCGGTTGGATGGATTCGATAAGAGGTTCGCTGTCCCCGAACACTGGTAGGTTTACCAGCGCTCTACCTCGGGCAGTTTCGCACGATCGCTCTTCGGCGATTTCGCGTATGTGCGCTTTGAAAAGCCATGCCCTGAGGCCCGTTCGACCGTCTATCCGACGGCTGGCGGGCCCCTTACTGAGCATGAGAGTCTCTCGAGGTATTCTAACCGAACCACTGTCATAGGAGTGAAATACAACATCCCCCAGAACAGAAGATCCGGAAAAGACACGAGCGAGTCCAAAACGTCTAAAAAACAGACGCTGGAGCCTCTCGAACTTCCTGGTCGTGGCTTCGTTGTTTAGGCGAAGAACACAATCACGAACCCTATTGTGTAACACAACAAGGCTGTGGAGGTCGTTTATAGACTTTTTCCAGTAGAAAGGTGTTACATCGTGGCCATTGTGATAGTGCTTGCCGCAAGATTCCCTGAACGGTCCTTCATAGAAGGTCTTATCCAGGTTAGCCTCGAAGCCGCACACTGCAAGAACGCGCAAAACGTCACGCGCAGCAGCACTGGGACATATAATATCATCCCCGTACACACTAATGGACTCACGTCCGATCCCAGTATAACGAATGTCACACACACTACTAACGATAGCCCAAAAAATCAGGCTCTCGAGTTCAAATGTGAAACCATTCCCCATACTGGAAAATTTCTGGTAGGTTACTATTCTACCAGATTCATCAACCCCCGACTTGCTACGACAGGCGTCAAGCCCATCGAACCAGTCACGAGGAAGTAAGAAACGAACCAGCTCCACGGAAACACAGTCACTAGCCATCGATAAATCGATGGTAGCTAAGGATCCCGTGACGCTACCAAGACCAGCCAGAAATTGGTTGGTTGATTGGTCATTAAGGTTAATTCCCTTCCTTTTAAGCCTCTTCCGAATGACACTACCGAAACCTTTCTGAATAAACATATTCATAGAGGGCTCTTTAGCGATTGTCCGGTCCGACTTATAGTTCTTCGGAACGTAGTCGAGCTTATTTCCTGGCACGATCTTGAAAAGATCTTCGGGTCGTAACACAAAGACCCGTTCGCCAGTAGGAGCAACACCATTCGGGCTATAGGTTCTGGGATAACACATCCAGTTCCGTAGTAGCCCGGGGTGGCGCCGCAAAGCGCTTACTCCTAAAGATAAGCAATCAGCTGTAATCTCAGGTTGACCTGAGACTTTGTTATATATTTGCGACAGACGCTTTGGAGAGCCACTTG